TCACTTACTAGTATAGCTGAGGCTCATAGCGTAACAGCGCTGCGGAGTGAAGCGGCCAACAAAATCTAGGTTTACATAGTCTAGGCAGTAAGCTACAAGCTCAGAACAAAACCATTTTTTAGGGTCATTCCATGCGCTAAAGTAATGACCAATGGCACCACCAAAATCATATTTATGGCCTAAAAGCGCATTTGCATCTGTGGCGTTACCATTCATCACGCGTATTTCATGATTTGGATAATCCAGTTTGAATTTTTTTAGCGGCTCTTTTATAACACCTTTAAACGCTTTTGCATGAATAACGTAATCAATGCCTTGCTCTTTCACTATCACACCGCAGTGGTGCCACTGAGACCAGGTAACTAGCTTTATAAGCACGCTAAACGGCTGGTTGTTTGTGCAAAATATCACGCGCATATTAGGCACTCCAATCTAAGCTTTTGATAAAGGCTTTTATGCTGGCTTCATCGCTTAACTCGTCCAGCGCATCTTTAAAGTGACGGGCCTTATACACTAAAAACTTTTTGCGGGTAGCGATGGCAATGCCAAGGCCGCGCATATCTTCGGCTGACATTTCAATTTCTTGGTTATCGCGTGTTAACCAAATAGTATCGCCACCCGTAACCACCGCGCCCATAATATCCTCGCGCGACTGCGCGCCAGCTTGGAATGTATAGCCATTGTATTCAATATCGGCATCGTTTAACGCATCGCGTGTGGCGTTTATGCTATCTTTCGCACTCTGCTTTTGCTCTAAAAGCAAATGTTCCGTTTCTAATGTTATTGCGCCCTTGCTTACTAGCGCTTGAAACTTGGCCCATATATCAACTGTTTCGGTTTTATATTTTGGCTGTTCTTCATAAACGGGCTCGAATAACGGCAGTCCATCGTCATCTAACTTTTGATTGCCTTCGCTGTCTATAGCGATTTTTTCACCTACTTTCACTTGCTCTGTGCCATCGGGTACTTGAATTGTTCGAGTCATGCCCTCGCGAATAAAGCCAGAGTGGACAGCATTGCCATCATTATAAATCCAGCCTATTGAACCGGCCTCGTTTTGCTTATATCTATCGACTAACAAGAAGTCGTTTTCATTTATGAATTTTAACATTATGGATTAACCTCTATGTCAGAACCATCAGTTTCAGCACTCAACTCGTAAGTTTGATCACCACCAAAGCTTAGTACTGCTGGATCTACGTTTAAGATCTTTATTTTTAACCTTTTATTTGAAGTCAGAACATCTAAAAATAGGTCTGATGCAGGTATACCAGTTATCAGATCTACTCCGGCTTGATTAGTAACTTTAAATGTGCCAGTGCATGTTATAGAGGAGGGGGCAGAGGTGTAACCTGACAAGTCTTTAACCATAAATAGCGAACTTGAGTTTCTAAAAGCAATAGCTCCAAGCTGATCTCCTGCTTTTTCACCTTTTAACGTGGTGAAATTAGTGCTTCCACTGTGAAATAGCTCTTTCCATTGGTGATAAACCCCTCCACCTTCACCTCTAAAGTAAATGGCGGCATCGCTGTCTGACGATGTTGTATTGCACGCTAGTTCAAAGCCATTATTCGGGTTACTTGTTGACACTCTTATACCGCCGAAATTCCCGCCTTTGGGAGCGCTATTTGTGCCGTTTGGAGCAGCGAAGAACCCAGACTTTGCAAGCTCGTTATAATCTGTTATTGCGAGGGCGGTTGCGCTACCTAGCCCATAATCAAGAGGGTTAACTGAGTTACCGCTGTGGTACATTTCAACCCAGTCGCCAACTATATCTCCTTGGATTCTTCTGAAAAGTCTCCTGTTTTGCAGGATAGGAGTGTAGGCTTGAACCAACTCAGACCGCCCATACCTTGAAACATCCAGAATTCCAAAATCAGATACCCCCTCAGGTAGTGTTATTTGGGATGAGTTGGTAATCCTGTGAACACCAGAATACACTTCATCCGAGTCATAGTTTAGAGTATCAGAAAAAGGGGGAGTTGCTGTACCAGATATTCCAAAATCCCCAACTTTAAGCAACCTACCTGCTGTAGTGTCTGTTGGCGATGTTGTCACATCCTTGGTCGCTGCGGTGCCTAATGTTGCTAAAAAGCTCGCCAATGTGGGTACGGTGCGCTCTGTGCCATCTAAACCAATGAACGTGACTGTGCCAAGCTTGCTTTGCCAGTCGCTCATAGCTTGCATGTTATCGTTAATAAGTAGGTTTGCATTTTTAATGGCTGCTACCGTGTCTCTAAACTCTACAGTGGTTGGCAGAACAATTGCCGGTTGGTTTGTCTTGTTGCCACTATCCCAATTTTCGATTAGCTCTATAACATGCTTTTGCTGATCGTTTATGTATGTGCGGTTTATTTCTTTTGGGTCGCTGCCCGATAAAAATAAAAAATCGCCCTTGGCTACACTTTCGGGGTTTTCGTCGCTGTTGATCACAACGGCTTTTGAGCCGTTGCTTATTGATACTTGACCGGCGGTATATGCTGCCATGATTAATCCTCTTGTGAAATAATTGAAAGTTTTTGTGAGGGGTTTTGCCATGAGCCGTAAATATTTACGCCTGACCGGCTTGTTATTGCGAGCTTGTACGTTCTGTCTGTAGTGGTTCGCTTATTGTCTGTATAGGTAAAAGACCCTGACGCCGATTGCGTTAGTAACCAATGGTATTGGCGAGATTCACGGTCATATTCATTGTTAACAATTGTGCCCGCGCCGTGGTAGGTTTGCGTTTGGCGCACCACCCATGAGCCATTTACTAACTCTGATAGCTGAATAGTGTATACGGGATCGCCTGGCTTTCCTGCAGGGTTTGTGCTTGTGCCCGAGGCCACCGAGTTAAGTTGCAATGAACACACAATATTAATTACGCCACCATTTGAGCCAAAGGGGCCAATTTCGACAAAGGCATCTGCTGATAAGTCGGTGGTTGTAAGCGCTGTGCTGTATGTACCGGCCACAATAGAGCCGCCAAAGTAACCGTTGCCACCCGTGTCTTTCCATTCAAGGGCATTAGCTTTGGTTAGGGCAGCTAAGTTAGGTAAACCATTGCTTAGTATCTTAGGGCCATACCAATACCAAACATTATCGGGCCCAAAACCTGGTGCATACTCTATTTTCATAAAGCTATCACCTATCAGGTCGATACGAGGTGAAGATATACGTGTACCTGCTCGTAATACCTTACCGTCCAAGGTATCTTCAATTAAGGCGCTACCATGTACGTGCAAGGTATAAGATACCCATGCACTGCCGTTATAGCGCTTGATAGTTTGAACCGCTGGATCACCGGCTTTATAAATGGTTACGCGGTCATGCTCTACAGGAATGCCGCCAGGTACAGCGGCGGTAGCGGTAGAGTCAGACCATGCACCCGTTGAGGTGGGCACTTGCACCTCAACTGAGCCTCGGCTACCGTCTAGGCCCCGTTCTCCGCCATGGCCTGTGGCTGCAAAAATCGGCTCTGCAAAGGTGGCGCCCTCATCATAGGCACATAAATCAAATAACACCGGAGCGGTGGGCTTTGTTGCTGAGGTATAAATTAACGTAGCGTCTTTGTAATACTTAACAAATACACCATCCCACACCACGCTTAACCTATTTTCGCCGGTCGCTGGCCCAAACCAACCTTTTAGTTCGCCCTTTTCATAAACGGCTAACTCACCATTCGATGAATAAAAAGCGTAATTTAGGTTGTTGTAATCTCCTTGGCAGGATTCATAACTGAGCCCTAACATGACTTGTGAAGTAGAAGAAACGCGCGCTGAGGCCGTGGCGTGAACAAACACCTCTTGAGAGCTAACCCCAGCGTTCCAACCTTGATTTGTTTGTTTTACATAATCAAGGCCATTGCGAGAAAACGCGCCTGCACTGGTATAGAAGTTTATAGCACTCGTACCGGCGTCGCCTTTTTTTCCTTCTATAATATACTCTGCACTATCAGACCATGCGCCTTTTTCCCAAAGCGCAGCGCCCGTGTCATGGTATCTATTTTTTGAGGTGTAGGTTATTTTTCCTTCTTCGTAGTACGGCGTATCTTGCCAGCCGGTGGGGATAACCTCCGCTGTGCCGTCAAAACTGCCGCCCGTTGGGGTCGCTGGCTTTGACGTGGCAGCCTTATAAATATTACTTACATAAGATCCGTCGCGGCCATCAAAGTAATCAATGCCTTTAACGGGGGTATACGCCGCACCAAAATGGCCAACGGCGATGTAATCAATATCTAAATCAATGCCCGAGTTTACGTTGAGGTCGATGCGTATATTGGTGATTGTGCTGTTTAACCAATCATCGCCACCACGGTCTAACTCGCGCATATCTAAATAGGCTGTTACCCATTCGTCGGTTGCAATAACATTGGTGCTTAAGCTCTTTGAATACTCACCCAAGAAACCATGGCCCGACTTAACCGCGTAATACACTTTTACGTTTATTACCGCCGCCGTGGCGTTGTTTCTCATGCGCAGCGCAATAACATTATCTTTGCTACCGTCTATTGTTACGCTGTGTTTTAACAGCTTTAAGTTAACACCACTTTGCGCTTGAACGTTTAAATTGGTGGTATTTGGTGTCACCACCGCATTATCAAACGTAAAACCGTCGAGGTCATTGTTAAACTCGTAACGGTTAACTGATACTAAGCTTTCTGCATTGGTGCCATTCTCACCGTTAACACCATCACTAACAACAATACTATTACCATCACCATCGGTAATGGTGTGTGTGCCATTCCCGTTGTCTGTCACTGTTGGAATGGGGGCGTTTAACCCGTCTTTTATTGTTATAGTGTCGGTGCCGTTTGAAATTGTGTAGGAACCATCTGCATTTGTGGTGATCGTGGGCGTGTCGCCTTTGTCACCTTGCATAATATAAACAGAGGGATCACCCCAGGCGTCTTTTTCCCACTTATCTAACCCTGTGTCACGGTATCGGCCCCTTGATGCATAAGTAATTTTTCCTTTTTCAAAATACAAATCATCTGACCAACCACTGGGTACCACCTCCGCTGTGCCGTCAAAACTGCCACCCGTTGGCGTTTCAGGTTTTGAGGTGGCTGCTTTAAAAATAGTGCTTACATAAGATCCGTCGCGGCCATCAAAGTAATCAATACCTTTAATGGGGGTCTTGCCGTCTATGCCATCACTCACAACGATACTGTTACCATCACCATCGGTAATGGTGTGTGTGCCGTCGCCGTTGTCGGTCACTGTTGGTAGGGGGGCATTTAGTCCATTTTTTATGTTTACGGTGTTTCCGCCGCTGGTAATGTCATACGAGCCATCAGGTCTTGTTGTTACGGTTGGAGCGTCGCCTTGATCGCCTTTGATGATATATTCCACGCTACTAGACCAGGCGTTTTTAGACCAATTTTCTGTGCCGGTGTCGGTGTACCTGTTGGTGCTTACGTAGGTTACTTTCCCTTCTTCATAGTAAGGCTTATCCTGCCAACCGCTGGGAATAACCTCTGTTTCGCCGTCAAAACTGCCGCCCGTTGGCGTTTCAGGCTTTGACGTGGCGGCCTTATAAATATTACTCACATAAGATCCGTCTTTACCATCAAAGTAATCAACGCCTTTGACGGGCGTATCACCGTCACTAACAACAATGCTATTACCATCACCGTCGGTAATGGTGTGGGTGCCATCGCCGTTGTCGGTCACTGTTGGAATAGGGGCGTTTAAACCATCGTGTATGGTGATAACATCCGAGCCACTTTGTATTTGGTACGAACCGTTACCCAAGTCGGTGATCGTCGGCGTGTCGCCTTTATCGCCCTTGATTTTTGCAGCGCCCGACCAGCCGGTAACAGCCTCACCATTAACTAATTTTCTTTCTCGCTGGTATACGTCGCCGTCAACCATTGGAAAGTGCCAAGCCGTTTGACCATTGACACTGTAAACACGCTCAATTTCAATCGTGTTGCCATCTTGTGCTTTAATATCGTCTAATGATTCTACTTTGTGGCCGTCGCCTAGCTCTAAGCGGCCACGTATAACATGTTGCGGATTAAGTGGATCGGAGTTATCAACATATGATGTGGGCACGAACTCACCACCAACCATAGCCCCTTGGCGTATTACATCACCAACAAGGTCAAGGCTGGCAATATCGCCATCGTTATAACCAGCAATACCTGTTACTCGGCCGTTATTGTCAAGCGTCCAGCCGCCTCGGGCAACTAATTTACCGTCAACGGTTTTAAATAACTGGCGTAGCTCTTTAATGCTGGCCGTTTCATCGCCATCACTAATTTGCATATTGGCAATGTACTCAGCTAGTGGGCCATCAACCCATAAACCGCCATCGGTTACACATTTAACAGCGTCGTTTTCGCTGGTTATATTGCCCTCGGCATCGACACAATAACCAATTGCTGTGCGGGTATACTCTTGCGCTGTGGCCAGCGCTTTGTTTGTATCATCTTCTATCTTAGCTTTTAAGTTTTGTTCTACCGTTACGAGTGCTTGGCCACCTTTAGATACCACATCAACAAGTTCATTAAATGATGCTTGGCTTTTATCAAAAATCGTGAACAGGTCTAATGTTGACTGTGCAACCGATTCAAGATCGTTCGCATTGGCTTTTAAGTTTGTTTCAGCAATGGCTAATTTTACGCCTTGCTTTTGCAACTCGTTGTTGCGCAGCAAGTCATTGGCAGCGGCCAAAATGGCATTTAAATCGGCGTTTTTTAAGTCAAGCTCTAGGCCACGCACTTGTACGATATTTTGATTTATACTACCGTCTAACGCATCGAGCTTTTGATCAACATTTGAAAACTTAGAATCTATGCCACCCTCTGCAGCATTAAAGGACGTGATTTGGCTTTTAATGTAAGCCTCTGCGCCGTTAATAAACTGCTCGGCGTTATTGGCTTTTTGAAGTGTATCGTTGTCGCTAAATTCTTGTAACGTGGCACTGACTTTGTACGTAGTATCAAAGGTGTTTAATATGGCGTCCACGTTTGATTGCGTTTGATAGCCTAGCTCGTCTACCCATGCAGTTGTAGCGTACTGGGCCATAATACCCGTACCGCCATCGATGTCATTTTCAAGCGTTGTTGTACGTAGTGTTATATCATTTAAAGCCAGGTCATTTGCGCCGCGTTTACCTACTTCAATAAAATCAATGTCACACTCACCTAAATTAAACTCAAGTGTCGTTATAACGCCGGTGTATCCATCGGTTCCCGTTGCATCCACTTGCAGTGTTTGCCAATCGTTGCCAACCGGCGCAGGTACATTTATAACATTGCTATTATCATTAAATTTTATTTGCCCTAGCCATGTTGCGTTTTCGTGTAAGCGCACACGTAAACGAAACATTGGGTTTTCATCTGCGTTGTAGCTGATTGCCGGTGAAGTGATAGCACTCAGCGACACAACATAACCTAATGCGCTGTGGCTATCTACGCCTATAAAATCTTCATCATTGCTATTAAATTGCCAGCTATAGGCGGGCTTTAAGGCTTCAATTGCGCTGGCAATTTCACCTTGCATTTCAGTAAATGAAACTTTGGCGTTTATTTTATCGGCTTGTACTAACAGTTTAGACTCGGCATCCGTTAAGCGATTTTCACTCTCGGTAATTCGGTTAGCTTCAAACTCTATTTTAGAATTAACCCCGTCTATTTTTATGTTAGCTTCACTAAATGTTTTGTCTGTATAAGCAAACGCACGGTTAACTATCGTGCCATTGTCGGGGTCTATATATACCGATGCATCAATTAAGCGCTCATTATTAAGCTGGCGCTTTTCATATTCTTGACGCCACGCGGTGTAGTTAGCTGATAGATCAAGTACCCCTTTTTCAATATCTACACGCGTTTTTTTCTCTAAATTTAGTTCGCTAATTGTACGATTAAGTACGTCGGGTAAATTATCCTCAGTTTCAGGACGTAGGCGGTCTACTTGCGTGTTTATATCTTCTATTAGGGTTTGTGCGTCCTTACTGAGCTTTGTAAGTGGTAATTCATTAATGTATTCAGTTAAATCAACGGTAGTTGTAGCGGCCGTAATATTTACCCAATCGCTCGAACCTAAGTGATTAACACTGCGAACTCTAAATTGATACTCAGTTTCACTTTTTAAACCAATGCGATTATAAATCTGTGCAAGCACACGTTCGCCACTTTGCGGTTGTGCTGCTGAGCCTAAAAACTCCCACTCAAACGCGGTGCCAATACCAGCTGCAGTAATCTCGGCGGTTAATGTAATTTGGTTATAATCAGCAGTTACATGCACAGTCGGCAAAGTAGGGGTGAGTACACTAAATTGCACAGCAACAAGTAATGAGCGCTGGCCAAATATGTTTTTAGCGCTAATACGCGCGGTGTATTCACCCAGTTGCAAATTAGGTATTACAACTTGCGTATACGTTACAGAGGTTTTAAATACCGCCTCGTTAGCTGCAGTATTAATAAACTCAACATCGTACTCGTGTACAGCAAGCGGCGCAGGGTGGTTCCATTTAATAATACCATTGCCGTCACCATCAATGGTAACCCGTACATCAAAAACAGGCTGAGGTTTGCCCACTAAATAGTCACTGTTTGGCGTTAAATTTTGTGCACCAGGTACTAAATTATCAGCCCATAAATCAGGGGCGTCTTCAACACACATTAAGGTCACGCCGCCATCTAGTCTAAAGCGGCGCTCTGTTACACGGTAAACCTTATTATTTATCGATTCGCCAGGTAAGTTTAAATACACAGTGCGGCCAACAGCTGCAGCTAAGCCTTTGTGTTTAAGGGGTAACTCTATTTCGCCTAAACGTGTTTGTTCTAAATGTATTGTCGCAAGGCGTTGTGCTGTAGTACTACTGCGCACAAATGGGAGTGATATAGACTTTTCAAGTATCTGGTTATCAATGGCTTGATACCCAGCAGACACTACGGGCGGTGCATCAGTACGGTCATAGTTTTGGTCTGGGTCTGTAAAAGTGGCACGTACAACATTAGCACGGTCTCGTAAATCAGCATGCCACTTAATTTTAATATTGCCGTGTACGTCATCCTGGTTAATCGTGTGAGTAGGGTTGCCATACCAGGCACCTACACGAACATACCACTGGCCCATTTGTCTAAATATCTTACCAGCAAAACAGGCTTCTAATTGGTTTAGTACCTCAATGGGTTTGGTGCTAAACGTAAAGCTACCGTTGGTTGTGTAGCGTGGCTCAGTGGTCACAACGCCCTCAGCGTCAGTAAATTCGGCTTCTTCGTCACACACATTTATGGCTGCAATCCACCACTGAAGCGGCAACCGGCTAAACGGTACCTCGTACGCACCATAAAATCGTACATAGTGCAGGGCGCACAGTACCGCATTTTGGCTCCAAATCCAGGTGCTTTCATCGTCAGGGTCTTGGCTTGTATCGCGCGGGTCCCATACACGAGCACCGCGTATTAAAAAACCCATATCGCTTATGCCGTCTTCAAACACTTCGCGGTTATTTTCAATTTCTATAAAAATATAGCTTTGACCAAAGCCAATATGCTCACTTGTCCAGCCAGCCATTTTTGCCATTGCTTTCGTGTTTGCAATGGTTTGGCGGCCATCACTTAACTCATAATCCCAACTTTCAGTGGGGTATTCGCTTAGCTTTTTATCAGCAATGTAAATCTCTTCAAGGGCATCAATGGGCGCACCGTTAATTAAAACAATTAACTGCATCCATTTCTTGTCACCTTTTTCAACTTCTGCTTGGTGTGCAATTACCCCCCCAACAAGGTCGCGTCCAAATGTAATGCGCCTAGGCTGGTCTATACCCTTTTGTAACCCCTGGCCAAGGGTCGCTAAATCTTCTTCAGGTACTTCTGGGGATAGAGAGTCCCAAAGAGCACCCACGGTTTTATCAAAAATGCTTCTGCCAAGGCCAAATATATCACCGCCAGTATCTACAACAGTATCAACGACTTTAGACATTGCGCGGCTCCAAAGGATAAACTGCCTTTATGGTGTTCATGGGTAAGCTAACTAGACCGAATTCACCTACGCAAACAACAGCATTAACCGTTACGATACCTCCAACTAGGTCACCTTTAAACTTAACTACTGCTAAATCTCCTCGTCGGGCATACGCAGTAGGTATAGATGGGTTTAAACGGTCTTTAAACACACTTTGAACATCGTTTAAACCGCGTTTAAATAATTGTTTAAACGCACCGTTTTCAGTGCGGTAGTTACCCCTAAAGTCTGCAGCGACATCGTTACCGGTTGCAAATAGCACCCAATCAGCAACAAATAAACAACAATCATTTTTGCCCCATTTAAACGGTTCACAGTTACGTTGGTTAATAAACGCACTAAGCTTAGCGGCGACGTTCATAGCGCTTACCTCCTATGTAGTTACCAGGTTGTGTATCAGGTAGGTTTTGTTTATTGGCGGTGGCTTGTTCACTAAAAAATACATCGCCCGGGTATAGTGATTTTTGGGTAGCATCGTTCCAACGTTGATTTAAACGGGCTTCTTTCCAGCGCTCGCTTTCACCCGCAACACTGAGCTGTATTTGCGATACATCGCCGCGCTCTACGTCACAGGCAACAATGTAGCCGCTTTCAAGCAGCTGGCTTTGGCTAACGCGGTAATGCTCATCAACGGTTACAAGGTAAATTTCACAGCCTTGGCTAATGGGGTCGTTTTCGGCCACCTCAGCTAATACGGATTGGTCTTGAGTATGCAGGGTTAAGCGTATGCTGGTGCTGTCGTTTTTATCGCTGGCGGGTATTTCGCTAACAGTGCCGAGCATACCCACGCCATGCCAGGTTAAATTAGCAAAGCGACGTTCACCCACACCTGTATGCAGTAAAACATCACCACTTTTAAACGCCAGGCGTACAAAAAAGCGCGCGCGACCACTGGTGGCTAAATCATCAAGTAGGGCAGCGTTTAGGCTTTCCATTAAAACGCCTCCCGCCCTTTAATTTTCCAGCTGGTTACAATGCCGTTTTTATACTGAGCACTTGCAAGCCCTTGCTTGTTATCAGCAAGGCGGAACAAACCAACCGGTTGTTTAAAAGTAATTAGGGTGTTGTCTGCTGGTATTTTACGTAGGGGAGATTCAAATATTACTGTGGCATTGCCTAGTGAGTCCGTCACTAAATCTTGGGTTAATACTTTTAGCTCGGTGTTTTGGCCTACACCTACTTGCATACGTTCGCCAGCAACTAATAAGGTTTGGTTAGCGGGGAGTCCATCAATAGTTAAAATATTACCGTCTTGGTTTTCACCATGCACATAACCAGTAAAGTCTTTATCAAGCTGCTCACGGCGGTAATCAATTAAAGTAAACGTGCCTACCTGGCCGCGTAAGCTAGCAATAAAACCATCAAGCGCCAACGCATCACGCTCAGGCACATTGGCAAGCTCAATTTCAAACTCCCAATAAGCACCTTCAAGGTCGTAAACCTCAGTGGCATTATTGGCTTTATTTAAGTGTATTTGGCTATTTGGCACTAACGTAAAGTTAGAGAGCTTAGGCCGTTTGGGAAGGGGGAGTGGTCGCATCGTTACCAAGTTTCATAATAAAACATTGGTAACGAGTATAAAATTTAGGGGATGGGCTTTCGGCTGGAAATCACTTTACAGTCAAGCGTTTGTAAAGTGTATTTATCATAGCTAACTGGTTATAAAACACAACTAAAAGTTATTCATACCAATCTTCAGGGCTTCCTGGTAATGCAAATGTCATATCCGCTCCAATTCGTTCTTTCGTCATATAATCAAACGTCTCTCTTTGATTCGCAATTCTTAAATCATTGGCGGCCAAGGCAGGGTTCTTTGATACTTCTTTAATCGCTTTGATGACCGTCTCTTGTGTAGGAAATTCCATAGAGGGTAGTTCACAGGTTACTTCACCAGAATCACCTTTATCGTTAACAACAATAACTTTGATTTCAACTTTTATAGGCGCTTCAATTTTCCAATCTGTCATAGTTTAAACCTTTTTAACTTAAATAATATAAATCACTGCTTTAAGCAGCTCCTCGCACTGCACGAATAATTGCACCATTACTTTGTATATTAGCTACCACAACCCCCACAACTTGGCGTGCTATGTCTTGGCCAACCGCTTGCGATGCTTGCTCATTAGCACCACCTTGCACGGTAATTTGGTTGGTTATATGTAACGTAACGCCACCAGAACTGCCACCATCATTAGCTGCGCCGCCAGCATTGTAACGCCGCGCCATTTGGCTAATTTCTGTATTTTGTTTCGGGCTTAATACACGCTCACCACGTTGTAATACATAGGTAGATTCATTCGGCACATAATCTAAACCACCGTGCGCAATACCCGCCGGTTGCTGTGCTTTAATTTGTCTTACCTGCTGTAAACCACTCATTACCGCAGCAGCTGCGGCAACACCCCCCAACACAGGGCCAACTATTGGTATTGAAGCTAAAGAGGTAAATGCAGCTGTTGCACCTTGGTATGTATTAATAACAGCCTGTGCAATGGCAAACGCTTTATACGCTTTGAATGCAGTTTTACTTTGACTGCCCAATGATTTGAACATTGCACCGCTAATACCAATTACGTTTTTCGCTTTTTCAGCACTGGTTTGTTTCTCAAACCCAGCAAGAGCAACTAATTCACTTTTAAAACCCGGAGCATATTGGCTTGCAAAAATATCCATCATGCGAGTAGCGTGAGCAGCCTCTTCTTGCTCAGCCGCAGTTCTATAACCTTTAACTTGTGCACCAAACTGTATTTCAGCCATCCGCGCTTTATGATCAGCAGTTTCTTTCTCTACTCGACTGTTATAACCCTGCAGCTTTAATAAGTCGTCTTCTCGCTGCAATTGCTCTATTTGATAATTAGCATTATATTCAAGTTCGCCCGCATCATCATTCGCCGCTAACCCCAATTGTGCGCGGCGTTTAGCATCAACACGCGCTTGTTGGCGAGCTTGCTCAACACTCAATTCATTATTATAAGCGGCAAGTGCTTCACGCCCAGCAAAGCCTTTAACGGTAGCAATACGGTTTTCTAAATCGCGCTGTAAATCGTTTTTACGCTTTTCTTCGGCTTGGTTTTGTATACGTGTTTTTTCGGTTTCACTTTTTTCTGCAATGGTTTTTAGGTCTTCACCGTATTTAACATCAAGCTGTTTTAAAATGGCGTCGTACTTAACTTTATTAGCAGCATCGTTTTCACGGGCAGCAATTACCATTTGCTTACGCTTTTCGTAACTGTCTTTTAAGCGGGCCTCTTCGCCCATTAAGCTTACTTCTAAGCGCTTAATGTTATCGGGCAGGGCTGTACTTGTTACAACTGGCTTAGGCTTTTCAGTTTCTTTAATTGCGAGTACTTGTTGTAGCGCCACAATTTCATTTTTTAAGTCGGTCACGCGCTGTTGTGCCGCCTCAACATCCGAGAACTTACCCTTTAAGAATGGGTTGTTAAAACGTTCTCGTGCTTCATCAGCCATTTGAATCGCATTTTTAATGCGACCTTGCGCCATTAGTAGTAAACCTTGTGCTTGGCTACTTGTTAAATTGGCATACGGGTTTAGGTCTTTACTGGCTTCTTTAAGTTTATTAACTGAGTCTGTAGCGTCATCGCCCTGGCTTGCAAAGTAAGCAAGGCCAAGCCCAGCGGTAACGAGCAAACCAACGGGGCCACCCAACAAGCCCATTACAGTACTAAGGCCACGCGCTGCTAGCGTTGCACGCCCAGCGGCAGCAGTATAAATATTGGTAGCGGTAGTGGCAGCGGCTTGTGTTGCTGTATAGCGCGTATTAGCAGCAGCCAAGCGGGAAACAGCTGCAGTACGTAAGTTGGTGGTATTAGCCACAGCCAATGTATGCTGTGCATATGCTTTCATTTGTGCGGCGCGCTGTAGCTCTAAAACCGCATTAGCCTGGTTTTGTTTTGCTAGGGCTGCATCAGCAATTAACGCGCGGTTCTTGGCCGCAACGCTAGTTACATAACCCGCAGCACTGGCACTTAACCCTGCCACTAAATGGCCGGTTAATACAGTAGCTAATGCACCGGTTGCAAATACTAAATTATCAACGGCGTCTTCATTTTGGCGTAAATACGCCATGGTATCGGTGATTGAATCAACAATACTGGTAACAGCGAAGTTTACTGGCTCTTCGTATTTACGTATTAAGCGCTGGTACTCGTTACCCATTTCCGCAAAGCTGGCATTTATTTTACCTTCGGTAGCCTCGGCAGCGCCTGCATAATCGTTAAGCGCTTTGATCAGATAGTTTTTAAACATCTGGCTGGTTACTTGGCCATCTTTCACCATTTGCCTAAAACCACCGGCAGCTTTACCTGCTGCTTTATCAAGTTTTTGCAAAAGCCCTGGCATAGGCTCGGTTACTTGGTTTAACTCTTCAGCGCGTAAAACGCCGGCAGTCATCCCTTGCGTCATACCAAATAAGCTTTGTGCAAGCTGCACATTGCTCGCACCCGTTTTAGCGGCGGCGTTAGCCATGCCTTCTAGAATTGCTTTACCTTGGGTTTGAGTAACAACACCAACTTCTTGTAGCGTTAAAATTTTACTGTAAGAGTCGGCAAGGGTGGTGTAACCGGTGTTTAAACGATCAGAGGTGGCAAATAAATATTCTTGTACTTTGGCGTAGTTTTCAGCTGAGCCAGTTAGCCCTTTAAGGCGTGTATCTAGCAACTGAGCTGCGCCCGTATCGCGCACAAACATGGTCGCGGTGCCAATACCCACCAAGGTAGTCAGCGTTGCACCAATTTGCCCGTAGGCACTATTCATTAACCCCAATTGGCGGGTCATTGCGCCTTGCTGTTGCATAATACGGGCTTGGCTGGCACCTAATTGCTGATTTGCGGCAACTTGGCGTTGTACCGCTTGGGGAATGCGGTTTAGTTCGTTTACGTTTTGGCGCGCACCGGTGGTAACTGCTTTACCGTCATAACTTAAGCGTAACGCCAAATTCAAGTTGTTGCTCATCGGGTCGCCTTATTAGTCCAATTATGGTGCGCTCTAGGGTTTGCAGTTTTGCAAAATCATCGGGATTAAGGGTTATATTTGCATAGCGCCAGGCTATATCAGCCCTGGCATAATCAAGGGCAATTTCTACCCCTTGGTTATCCCGTTGCCATTGGCTGCTAGCGGTAGTCAGTGCCACTACAGCCGCATGGTTAGGGGGCAATACAAACAATGTCTCGTCTTTGTTTGGCGCTGTTTGTTTAGGTGCACCAAAATGGGCTTCGTCATCATCAAGGGTTTTACTGTCTGCTGCTAGGTCGCCCAAAAACCACCTAGCAACATCGGCTAGTTTTTTTCAGTGATACGGTACTGGGCGTTAATACACTCAACACTTAAACGGGCAGTAATGCCGCTGTATGCCAGCATTTCTTCAAGGGTGCTTTTATCAAAGGGTACGTCTTTACCATCGTCGATAAAGTCATCCCAACCCACTAACAATGAGCGCACAATCTCACCATCATTCGCACCTTGATTTTCAGTGAGTGTTTTAAGCTCGCTTTCAGATACCAATTTAATTTTTGCGGTAAATTTAAAAATAACCCCACCAAACTCAAAATTAAGTGGGGCGCTGATCAATGCAGTTTTTAACTCGGTTAGTAATTTTAATTTCATTGTTTCTTCCCTTGTAAAAGGTAAATAAAAAGAGGTAAAAAGGCGCTCCACCTTATTCAAAAACTATCGTCAGTTCGTCATAACCAGCACCGCTGGGCACTAACTTACCGTCAAACTCATAACCGGTTAATTCTGAGTCCAGGCTTGTGTATTTAGGCCACGGCATTTGATAGCGGCCAATAATGGTGACTTTTTTACCTGCAGCAGTGCCGTGGGTAAATTCAAAGTTTTGCACTTTGCCAACATCGTCAAACGGGTTGAAGGTGGCCAGTTCTTCGGCGGTTAGCGTAAAATTGGCGCTGCTTTCGTGACCGGTTATCATTATTTCTTCATGGTTAATGGCACGGTCAAATACCACGTTATTACCTAAGTCGACTGTGAGTTTGTGCAGGGTGCGTTTAACATCGTTAAGCTTAAAATCACTGCTGTTACTTACGCCGAGCACTTCGGGGCGCACCCAACGGTCCCAATCAACAGCAGGGGCGGCAGTACTTGCAACCGGCGCACTAAATAACCCTTTAAATTGCCAGTTAAGCATGGGTTTGCCTTTTTCAAGCGCAAAGCTCACGTTGCCTTTCATTTCGCTAATGTTGTGGGTATTTTTACCAAAACGTACTAAGCATGTAACTGCAACAGCTGCCCCTTTTGTAAACGTAACGCTGCTTGCATCAGCCACTTGCACCATGCCACAGGCTAATAACAGCGGAGCAAATGCAGGTTCGTTACCCACAGTGCCACTCATAGCCAATGGCGTTTTAAAATTAAGGCTTATATGCTCACCGTAAAATGTCTCAAGGCTGGCACCGCTATAACTGGTTTCTAGCTCGTCTTTTTCGCTTTCGCTTTCAAGGGTCAATTCAACTTCACTGGCATAAATAGCATGTAGGCCCGTTAAAGTTGTGCCCAAGGCATCCGCTAAAATGAGTTTGTCTTTAAATCGCCAACTCATGATTTAATCTCCACTTTAATCAGCTCACCACTTTTTAAGTTAAAAGCGCCGGCTAGCTCGTCTCTGTTACCTTTAGCACTTGCAAGCGCCTGGTTAACGTTTTCGGCAATCGTCATCGCGCGGGACTTTTTCGGGCCTGTATTTACAACAGCCTTTTGTTCAGCGTGTTTCGTTGATTGCTGTTCGGTTTGTTTGCTCATGGCATCACCTTCACAGTTACGGTATGTAGGCCAGTTACACTAAACTGGCACTGGTAAATTAGGTTATTGGTTTTTTTGTTAAGCTCAATGGTTCGACCCTTATCAAGCTTTATTGGGTCCCACCCAGGGTATTGGCATCCAGCAATAGCGGCTTTTACATCACTACGCAATTGCTTAACTTGTGCATCACTATGGGCATTACCTGCAGCGCAGGGGATCACAATCATCACCGCAAACACATCTTTAACCTGATACTCATCCATACCATGTACTTCATTGGTATTGGTGTTGTCATCGGCCAATGGCAATACAAACAACTGTGCACTGTGTACGGCATGCTCGCGAACATGGTTAAAGTCGCTAGCAAACCCAACCGTTGCATTAACGATTGTTTGGCTTAGCAGGGTTTCTATGTTGTTTAAATCAAAGTTAAATGCCATTTAAATGCTCTTTAAATTAACCAATCAGTAATAATGTCGTTAATCTCATTTTCTTGCACAGCCGCAATGCCCAGTATTGGCCGTGCGGGTAACGTCACGCTTTTATTGCGGCCAGTTTCACCACCATAATGGTGTATAGTTGCGTACTTTTCGCCTAAGCCATGCTCAAGCGTATTTCCGTTTACATTGTGCGTAACAGAGCCTGCAAGGTTGCGCTCATCAGTCAGCGTTAAACCGCCACGGTCTTTTGCTGCTTGCGACTGCTCCCATTTACGGCCTTCGGGTGTTACTTCCCGTAAAAATCGGGTGGTGACGTCCATGTCTAAAAATGCACCAATGTCGTCCAATACATCAGCTGGATTACCGCTTACATTTGCAATTTGGGTTAAGCGGGGCAGTGCATTACCCGTTATGTGTATAAATACACCCGCCAATTTAATAACCTGGCCAGTTAAATTGAGAGCCTGCAGGTTTGGTTCGCATCCCAGTTCTTACGCCTGCAGGCGCATCTTCCTTAATTTGGATCACACCTTTACTAACCTTATCAAGCATCGCCATCGCGTTACTTTTAAGGGCTTTAAGGTTTTCATCAGCAATGTTAGGGGCTAACTCACAATGCATTAAATCGTTAGCAATGCCGGGTAAAACAGAGTTATTAATATCACCTTGGTTTAACGCAAACCGCGAAACATAGCCCGCTATAACTGCATTTACATTTTTTTGTGCTTGCGCATACCAGGCATTAATTTGCTCTTGCAACTCACTGTACGTCTCACTTAAAAGCGCGGCTTCAACATCATCACGCGTCACGCGACTGCCTGGCTCGTTAAATTTGTTCGATGCAAATTGCAACAGCGTATTAATGCCAACTTTGTCTATAACTGCTTGTTCTGTAGTAAACATGCACACCTCAGTTAGTAAAAAAAAGGCCCGAGCAAGTCGGTACTGGGGCCTTTACACAGGGAACAACAATGATTAATTACGCTGGCGTAAGCACGTTGGTTAGCAAAATACCGCAGTCTTTCGCAATAATTTGTTCTTGTACGGCTTCGCCTACCATGATTTCAACACCGCCATTCAAACCAGCAGAAACCTCACGGTTCCCCGACGTACGCGAGCCATAGCGCGCGGTGAGCGCAAAGGTCATGCGGTTGTTATTAAATGAGGCGAGCGGATCGTGGTAAGTAAACGACAAGGTATCTTGCCAAACCTTTTGCAAATTAACTGCTTGGCCTTTTTTAGCAGTATTAAGACGCGCTTGGCCAACGGTTACATGCTCAAGCTCTAACACTTCTTTAATGTAGCTCCATGGCACTAAGCCCTGGTCGCCGCTGGTACCATTAAACGCTTTTAGTAGTTTAGGGTGAGTGCGCAACTTAGTTGCCACCGATTGCGATAATGTCATCGCATTAGGGCGCATTAGCGGCGCATCTAGCATGTCTAGAAAGAACGGTAAAATATCAAGCGAGTCGTCATCTAAACGCTTGTGGCCTGCTGCAGCTAATGATTGAGTACTCCCAAAGTTAGCCGCTTTGTTATACATAGTTGCAACGCGTATTTCACGGTTAAGCAATACTAGGTCAGTTAAGCTTTCCGCAGCATGTGTGCGCGGGTTGTAGTTTGCCGGCGCATTAGTTACATCATCATTCGGTACTACATCAGATAGACCATGATCAACCACTGAGCCTGTTCTCTCTTCAACACTAAACTCAACTTGATTGGGAGTTGATTTACGACCTATTTTATCGTCTACAACCGTAAACTTTTCACCTTTTTTAAATTCGGTCCACTTGTAGTTACGTAAACCAACAGGTGAATAAGGTGCAAGTGTATCCGCAACCAATGCTCTATTACGATAAGCAATGGCTATGGCCGTTTGCTCAACGTCGGGGGTAAATGGCATACCATTACTCATGGCAAATCCTCACTTTATAAATTTAAGTTAACCCAAGCGCATTAAGCGCTCGGAATTGTTGCTACTATATGTGGGTTTAAAAATACGTCGCCAATCACACCGGCTTCGCCATCTTCCATAACCCAACCTGCAACGTATACTTGTGTTTCACCCACAAAGTTAGCTGGGTCAAACTCAACCGCTTTACCTTCGCTATCAGCCACAATTGGCGTACCTGCAATTAATGCTTCACCAAACTCAATCGGTGCGCTTTGCGTCATTACCACGTCAACACGTAAATGTTCATCAGTGCCTTGCTCAGTAACGCCTGCATACATTGCGCTGGCATCAATCGCCAACCCAACATGAAAGTCTGCTGCTGCCGACACAACCACTAAACGGTTAGCCGGTATAACGTCTTCAGCGCTAAAGTTTCTAATTAATCCTGGTTGTGCCATGGTTCTATGCCTTTTTAACGTGGTCTAACGCGGCAGTAATACTAATTTCAATGCCTTTGCTAGATTGTGATTGTTGAAATTCAAGCGCTTTCGCTGCCAATGTTTCTGCACTGTCGTCAGTGACTTCGCCGTCTTTGTCGTCTTTATTAAACTCGTGAGTTAAACCCGTTTGTTCAGGCAGACCCTTTAAAAAACCCTGAAACCATTCTGCTGGTTTTAGCGCCTGGCTATTACCGTCAGCGGCAGCAAACTCAAAGGTGGTGTCGCCGTCATCCAGCTTGGCCATAAACTCAGCCACACCTTCAGTATTGGTTAAACGCGGAGCTTTACCGCTATTTACTTCGGTGTTAATAAAGGTGTTAGCCGCTGCAACACGCTGCGCGTATTCAAGCTTCGCGTTTTTAGCGTTAGCTGCATCAATCTGGTCTTGCAGCGCCTTTCTTTCTTTTTCATCCATTGCATTGTCCTCTTGGGTGGGTGGGGTGGCGTCATCTTCGCCTTTACTAAATTCAGCACCTTCACCCTCAATCCCTTTAGCACGTTCGTGCTCAGCAATAATGGTTTCTTCTTTTAACCATTCGCCTTCGTAATGCGGCACAACTTTATCTGCCGCTTCACTACCAAAACGGTCAGTTAAAAAGCTGCGTAAGTTGCTCATAAGGCGGGTAAGGGCGTTTGATGTGTGCAGCGATATGTTGTCAATATCACCGGCAGCAAATTCTAGGGTAAGGGTATCGGCGTCATCAGCTTGGTTAAACTGCCAGGCTAAGCCTTCAACAGCAGGGGCTTTACCGCCCAAATAGCCAATGTGCACAAGTTGGTAGCCATTAGCCACTTTTTCAAGTTTTACTGAGCGGTTAGGGTAGCGCTTGCTTTCAACCGCTTGGGCAAACTCTGCACATACGTCTTCAGCTTTGGCAAACAATGAGCCACCAACCGCTTTTAATTCACTGGCCCAGCCCCAAGCAGGGTCGTCCATTTTAGGATGGCCAATAACTAAGGGTGCGGTTTTAGGTTTAAAGTTGCTTACAACGCTGTTTAAATCAGCTTCACTAAATGTATGAGTAACGCCTTTAGAGTCAGTTTGGGTACCTGCTCTAAAAACTTCAAACCAATTAAATTTGGTATTTGGGGTTGTTTTGTTTGCCATGTTCCAAGTGCCAATAAACTTACTAAGTGGCACCCAGTGTATGGGGAGAGTGACTATTGAACCGCTGGAAAAGACTTTACAGCGTTAACAATGGGGTAACGTATATAGGCTAAGCGGGTATCAATCACACTGCAAGGAATTTTTGATGGCGCACTGCAATTCATGCAATAACCCACTTACTCAAGGCGAAATAACGTTTCTTGACGGCCAATGCTCAGACTGCGAAATTGACGCCCACGCCCAGGCGTTCTCACTCTGCAAGTCGTGCAATAGTCCACTGTACACACCCATTAAGCTAAACGGCGAGTTTTATTGCTCAAATAAATGTGCACATAAAAAGGAATTTAAACATGGTAGATAAACGTAGGGTGCTAGCAGAATTTCGCTATTATGATGAACCAACACTCGACAGCCAATTACCCATAACATTATCAAACGGGTTTGTCGTAGTTGCAATTAACGGGGCTTGCCCACTATGCAAAAAAGAAATAGCGCAATATAAAATAAAAGGCACCGTGGCCTTGCCACTACCAACAGTGCTGACGTTTGATGCAAATGCTGTTTGTGATGAGTGCAAGTGCATATTTCCTTTATACGGTCGTATAAGGGCAAAAAACAAAACAGCACAAATTGAACGGTTAGAAAATGGGCGTTGGGTGTTTTACTCGCACAATGCATTAGTGGATAAGTTTAAGCTCAGTTTAAATTGGCTTACTCGCTTCTTTAAAGATTAGCCTGTATATCAGGCTAATTATCCCAACATAAACAACCCCACCTTTAAATCCAAGTTAAACCATGTTTAAACCCTGTTTAAATTTAACTGAGCGTGTTTAAACGGTTTTTAGCTAAGCCATCATAGCCACAAAATAAAGTAGGGCGCTTAAAATCGCTTACAGGCGTTAATGGGTTTTAGTCATTACAAAGAGCAACGGGTAAAAACAGAGAGCCTAAAAACCTTTACATATAAAAATGGGGTCGTTAATTTAACCAACAGGATTAAAAACAAAAAAGGAAACACATGAAAAAACTACTTTTAACACTCGCAGCTGTGGCAGTTCTTGGTGGCTGTAAGTCTACTGAGGATGCTTACAAGGCCAGTGCGTTGCTAACTTATCCAGAAAAACCACCAGTTCAAGATGTAAGGTTGTCTTTAGGTGTTTCCCCTACTAGTGCTTTCAAATGCTATCCAAGTAATTTTACTGTTGGCGATAATATAACACCGCAAAGCTCACAAGGTTATTACTGTTACAGAACCAACAAAGGCAGTTTTGTTTTTGATGGGAATAACTTTATTGGTTTAAGTAAATTTAACGAAACAATGCGTAAACATGATGATGTGTATACATACTTAAATCCCTACTATGATGATAACAATGATGTTTACCCCCTAAAAGCATCACCGGTTGTAGTTAAAGCTGAACCTCTTTCATTACATACTCTAGGCTTAGATAGTAAAAACCAGATATTAAAAGCATGTGAAAGCATGACTCGTCTACAAATAGATAACTTACTTAAAGAGCTACAAAGTACGAGAATTAAATGGTCAGGTAAGCTCAGTGATATTTCAGAAAAAAATTACAACTACGATTCTGTAATTGCCTTTATTGAAACAGAGGAGTTAGACCGAGAGCTTAAGCGCTTTGACGAAACAATAACAGTTAAAGAACGTTTATATGTCGCTGCTCACATACCAAGTAAGTATCAAAACGGTTTAGTAGACTTCAACATTAATGATGCTGTTATCATTGATGGTAAAATAACGCGTATTGAACAACGTGATATAATTTATAATTACGAATGCCAAGTAAGTTTCACGGATGTTAAACTGACAAAAGCCCCTAACTAGGGGCTTTTTCATTTCTACTAATTATGCTTTTAACACAAAGCGGGAAACCTATCGCGATACTCGTACCTGCTTTGCTACTTTTAAATCTGAGCTTTGCATTATAGCGCTTTGCTACATCACGCATTACATATAAGCCTAAGCCATATTTAAATGTACGAACATATAAACTACATCCCTTGCCATCGTCTATAACGGTAACATGAACTTGGCTACGAACCTGCTCAACAAACACTTCAATCTGACTAGCTTTACCATGATCAATTGAATTACGTACTGAGTGGTAAACAAGCGCGTATATATCTCTTTCTAACCCTGCATCTAATGTAACACTGTCGCTAAACGATATTGTGTGTTCAAAATTAAGCCCAATGCATTCAAATTGTAAAGCCGCTTGTAAAGCAGCTAAACCCTGTTGAATACTACGTTTACCAAGTGCAGCATTACCATGGGCCAACGGTACAATTACATCAACAGCTTCATCTAAATAAACAAGTCCATCCGCCATTTTATTTAAATTAGGGCTACTGCAAGCACTCTTGGCTTTTAGCAACTTAGTAAGCGCTAGGTTCATTTTGCATGAGCCAACCATGTCATATAGTTTTTTATGAACGCCGTAGTTTGCTTTTAACAGCAATACAGCAAACAAGATAATAAACATAATTACTAACGCGGGTAATGCAAAAAGTAGTAAAGTAACTATGTTCGACTCATACCATTCCCCAATAAACTCTAGGTTTAAACTTTCACCCTCAATCCAGTGACCACCATTTAAACGGCTTTTAAATCTTAATGTATATTTGCCTGGTCTAATATTATGGAAATTAATAACGCCTGAAGCGCTATCAATCCAGTTATCATCTATAGCGTAAGCAAATTCAGTATTGCCAATAAAGTTAAGATCAGATAGGTATAAAATAGTTTGGCTGCTAGCATCAAACATATGGCTCGACTGATTGACGAAATACTTACTCTCTGTTTTAACCGCAGTTATTCGAGGTTGATTAGTCATAACTTTGTCAACGAATTTAATTGTTGTGATCCCGTACTGCGTACCAAACGTTAAATTTTCATTTTCTAGCATCATTGAGTTTGGTGTTACGTTTAGGCCAGCAGTTCCTGGTACTAATGAATAATCTTTTTTTGCAAATTTATAAACACCATCGATTGTACCAATGTATAACTGACCATTAAATTCCTGTAAATCAATAATGCTTTGCGGGCTGTTTAAACGTTGTAATTCTCCATTAGCAAATTTGTAAAGGCCATTCCCAAACGTCGCTATATAAATAAAGCCATTCAGTTTTACTGCATCCACAACAATACCAATTTCATTTCCATGGTAGCCAATACGTTGCAATTTATCTTTTATGTAAAAACCCTCTGCTGAAAGCACATACATATCATTGTCTATAAATTTAACGTCTAAGATTTCATTGTTATGCAACAGTGAATTTACGTCATGTAGCTCTGCAAAAATATCGTTCTTATATGTAAACACACCCTCGAAACTGGTCGAAACATATAATTCACCAGACTTAACAGCCAAAGCAATTACATATTTATCGTAAATTTTAACCGTTTCATTGTTTTTATAATTGTACTTGGTCAGCCCTTTATTTGACGCAATAAACAAACTATCGCCAACCACAGCAATATCAGTGATCACATAACCATAGTCGTTAGGGTTGCCAACAATATTAAAGCCCTGAGTTGTGTGACTCAACACACCGCGCTCAGTACCAACAAAAAAGCCATTGCGGAAATGTTTTTTTATATTGTAGTCAGATGAGTAGGGTAAGCTTAATTGATTTATCGTAGCTGGTTTTATCTGTACATCATTACTTGATATAAACCACAAATTGCCTGAATTATCTTTGAAGATACGGCGCACAGGTGATTTAACCATGTTTACTTTTTCATTAATAATTGAAAAATCCATTAAATTTAAATGTACTACAGCACCATTCTTTTCGATATAAACAGTATTACCATTAGCATAAAGCGACTTTGGGTTTGTAGGCCAGGACATTGATTTTTGTTTACCAAATGCATCATAGTAATAAAGGGTTTTATCTCGCCAAGCTATAAGCCCATATTCATTGTTACTAATTTTGGTATAGGTGGCAGGTGTAGCATCAATCAATTTTGCAGTATTACCATCGATAGCAAAAAGACCATCATCAGTATCAATGTAGCCGTCAGCAATCGCATTCACTCGTAAACCGTCAGGTAATAGTTTTAAAGGCTTAAGTACACCATTTTTATACTTAAAGCTACTAAGCTTATGGCTACGCAAACAGTAGATCACATCATTTATTAAACCTACCCGCCAACATCCGCTATTTGTCAGCTGAGTTGTTGTATTAGTATTTAGGTTAATTTGGTATAAACCCAGATCACCATACGCTAATAAAAGTTGGTTTTTATCTTTAATATACCTAACATCTTCTAACCAATTGTTTGGTACGTTGTATAAATCCGCTAATGGGATATGAGTTTGCCCATCTAATCTAAAGCCGCCTTGTTGGCTAGCTTGATAAACAAAGCCATTCTTATCTTGCGCTATACCAAAATTATAGCCAGCAAGTTCAGTAGCGCCTGCCGTGCTAGTAAAAAGCATAATTGAGCAAACTATAGATTTAATAAATGAGTGTTCCATGTGCAAAACTAGGGCTTTATAGCCCTAGCCTCCATTAATTATTATTGTAACTCGGTGGGGTGGTGACTACGCGTACCGCACAATTGCAATACATTAGGACCAGTATTAATTGAGCGAGTAGCATGTTTACGACTAAAGTCTTTTAATTCAATTGTTTTAGTTGATTTATCAGGCCAATTCAATGAACCAAAATCATTAATTAATAACATAGTTGGTTTTCGGGGATCATCAGGGTTGGCTTTAGTTTGCCAAGCCTGCTTTACTTTTTCACCTGCGGCAGAACCGTAAAGTTTAGAGTAAGCATTAGCTAAAAACTTAGCGCCTTGCTCTGTAGTAACAATAATACCTGTGTTCTTAAATTGTGATCCACAATCTAGGCTCATATCAACGCTCATATCACTGCCATCAGGCATTAATAGAGTAGAGTTGATGTGTTTTACTTGAGCACGGTCTTGCATTGGTTCAAGCGCAGCAGCAGAAAGAGAGACTGCAAGTAAAGCAGTAATTAATACAGTTTTATATAAGGTTTTCATTTCACATCCTAAAGAAATTTAAACCAGTTTTAGACTACTCCTTGCAATAGCATTGACAATAGCGTGATCACAATCGTACTCAATTGCAGCATCAACAAGTATTGGTCTCAGTGATTTTCGCACAGCAAGTAATCGTTCAACTGGGAGATCATTTTTAATTACAACCTCGTCCAATATTGACTCTACAAGCGTGTCTATATGAATTACTTCATTTTTAAACTCTTCGCTATGTATAAATTTTGGAGTTGGTTCATTTAGTTGATTAGTCCCAATCGCTTTTGGCTTCAATCCGAAAATGCTATCAAGCGAAATGCCGCGCTCCACACACGACTTAACGATCCCCTCATAAGGCAAAGTACCTCTATTCATCGCATTTAAAAATGCAGACTGAGATAAACCCATAGCCAAAGAAAGCGCTCTTTCACTGGTAACACCAAATTCATTTTTAAGCTTTTTAGCAGCTATTTCTATATCAACTTTTTTTAAGGTATCAGTTGTCATATTAACTTGTCAATACATATGTAATGTTAAAAGAATACAAAAATAATGTTTAAGGCTACTTGACAATACATTTGTAATGGTTCAGATTAAATAACAACAAAACATTACATATGTATGCAACTAACTTTACATAGGATAACTTAGCATGAAATCTAACGGTTTAGTATTTGAAGATATACGCAAAAAACTTCTCGAAAAAGACATTCTATTGTCAGACCTTGCTGAGGGGCTAAACGTAACAAGAGCACACGTTTACTCAATTGCAAAACGTAACAACAAATCAAAGCCAGTTGCTGACGCAATTTGCTCAGCCCTAAATATGTCTATCGAAGAAGTATTCGGCGATACCTACCAAGATCACCAAGCAAGAGGTCGTCAAGACCGAGCAGCCAGAAAACAGCAAGTGATTAATGCTATTCGCAATAATCAACCTATCCCAGAATCTAGCTTTACTTAACATCTTGGCAAACACAAATAATTTTACAGGGAATAATTACCATGAAACTTACTGATTTAGATTCAATTTTCAATCAAGACGAAGCGCCAAGCTGCGATGTATATCACCAGTTCCTTTACGCTGTAAATGCCGCTGCCCGCACAAGTGGTTTAACACGCCAAGGTATTGTTAACCGCATGAACAATGCATTAAAAGTCGATGACGTTGTAATAAACGAAACGCTGTTAAATAAATACCTAGCCCCAGGCACTGAAAAATACTTACCTGCGCATCAGCTACCTGCATTGCTATGGGCAATCAAAAGCATTGAGCCACTAAACGTATTGCTTGAACCGCTATTGTTTAAAGCCATTGATCAACGTTCACAGTTACTGCAAAAACACGCTGAACTCCAAATGGAAATTGAAAAGCACACACAACAGCAGCGTGAAATTCAAAACACACTTCTACCAAACACCTCAAGCAATTAATTTTTAGGCCAAAACAATGACTATCAAAGACCAAGAACCGTCTGAAATTCAGGTTTTTAGTGCCGAAGAGCAACAACAGTTAAGCGATAAAATCGAGAAGATGGCAGGGCACATACAGCTTGTAATGCCTGATTCAGTTGATGAAGCATGGCAATTGGTTGTGCGTATGGAAGAGCAAGCGCTGGTAGATACCGCAAAACGTGGGCTTCTATATATGTCGATCAAAATGCACTTAGGCCACGGCGAGTTTGAAACAAAATTAAATGAGTACTCTATTGCTCCACGATCAGCTAGGAGTTGTATTGCTGTAGCAAAAATGTTTTTAGCGCTACCAGAGTCAAAACGGCTGACGTCGGCCGTTTTGAACATGAACAAAAGCAAGCTGATTGAAATGGCGCGTTTACCGGTTGAAACCGTTGAATCGTTAGATGACGACGACCTAGAAACACTTAATGACTTATCAGTACGTGAGTTCCGCAAAGAAATTCGCAAGCTAAAAGACAAACACACCGAGCTTGAAGATCAAACAACCACGCTCATAAACGCTTTAGAGACTGAGCGCTTAACCAAGGCCCCAAAGCAAATGTACGAGCTGCCTATGCTGGTTGCACAGGTGCGCCAAAAGTCGTTTGCACATAATGCCGTTGTTAACGAGTCGCTCGAAGAGTTTATAGCCATGGCCGAGCAACTTTGTAACGCCCGCGACCTTGATTTAAACCACCGTATAGGCGCAGCGCAAACAACCTGGCATTTATGGTTAGCCGTACAGCAACGCATTACCCACATGTTAAACCGTTTAAGCGGTGAGTTTGGCCCAGAGCATTTAGCCGGCGCTGAGTGCATACCACAATTTGCCGAAGACGAATGGCAAGACGCACAAGCAAACCGTGAATACATGCTCGCCATGTTTAACGACCGTATTAATACCCAAAAGTAGGAAAGAGCAATGCATCCTGCAGTTCAAAAATACAATAAGTTACCAAGTATAGGTAACGAGCTAAGTTGGCAAAATGCCAGCGAAACAGCCCGTAAAAAAGCCCAAAGTAGGGCGGTAATAGTACGCCATTTATTAACCCAAGAATGCGCGTTACCAAAAGCGTTTGAAGCACTGGTTAATGCCTACCGCACCAATACAGCAATGGCTACACTTTCAACCGCTATTGATGCACTGGGTAAATTACCCGGGCGCGCAACCATTTATAATTGGTGCAACGCCTATAAAGACAACGGCATTAATGGGTTACTACCTAACCATAAAGGCAAAGCACAAACCCAGTACAGCTGGCTTGCCCGTAGCCTTGAGCTTTACCACAGCCCTAATAGCCCAAGCTTTGCGCAAGTGGCAGATCAGTTAAACAAAGAGGGCTACAAGGCTGAGCATCACCAAGTACGCCGTTTTATAAATGCGCTGCCACACGAGCTAGGGCCACAAAGCCCGTATCGTATGGGTGCAAAACTATATCGTGAAAAACATAAAGACCACTTGTTGCGCTCAACCGACAACTTAAAGCCTGGTGTTATGTATAACGGCGATGGCCACACGCTTGACGTATACCTAGCGCACCCTAAAACGGGTAAGCCATACCGCGCAGAGTTAACTGCGTTTCAAGACGTAGCAAGCCGCTGCATTGTGGGCTGGGAACTCGGCTACGCAGAAAGTACGCTCGATACACTCGCAGCTATTAGCCGCGCCATTAAAGTACATAACAACGTGCCTGCCATGTTTTATCTCGATAACGGCTCTGGCTACAAAAACAAACTAATGAACGACGACACCACCGGTTTTTATGCTCAGTTTGAAATAGACGTAATATTTGCCATACCAGGCAATGCCCGTGTTAAGTGGATTGAGCGGTTCTTTTTACACATGGAAGACCGTGTTGGTAAACGTTTTAGTACCTATTGCGGGCGTGACCACGACGATCGCCATAAGCAACTGGTACTTAAAGAGGCTAAACAGGGTAAACGTAAGCTACCGACAGTAGACGAATGGATAGCTGAGTTTAAAGCATTTTTAAACGACTACCACAATAGCGAACACCCCGAGATTAAAGGTAAAACCCGCCAACAAGTGTGGGATGAAAACATTGAGCGCGTGCCACCGGTAGAGGGTGATTTTGTCATGCTACCACGCGAAACCGTCAATATTCGCCGTGGCCGTTTCCGCCTGCATCAACGTGATTATTCAGCTGACTTTTTACACCAGTTTAACGGCCAAGAGCTTGTTGCCGCTTACGACCTACACGACGACAGCTACACCAAGCTTTATAAGCTAAACGGTGAGTTTTTAATGTTCGCTAACTTAAAAACTAAATCGCACGCGGTGCCTACATCTCGCATCGAGCAAGCCGAAAGCAAACGCCGTACTGGTCGCTTAAAACGCATAGACACCAAACGCCGTGAAATTGAAGCCCAAGAGAATCAAGAGCGCATTATTGATGTTGACTCAGTGGCGAAGTTTGCAGCACCCATTAAAGGTATTGAAGCACAAGAAGCACCGGTAAACATTTTTGATTTTGATGTAACACCAGCACAACCACAACACGAAATCGACCTAAACGAATTACTTGATCAACCTAATTTACGAAAGGAAACAACTTATGAGCTATAGCCAACCACACCCATACACGCCCGAGCAAACCCTGCGTGTTGAGCTAATTAATCAAGAGCTAAGTACCACAGGCATGACCGCCGAAGAACTTAACTGTGGCTTTGCACTGCAATCAGTAAAAGAAGTACTCGCGAACAAATGCACCATCAACCCTGAAAAAATAATTACACAAATTTGGCACCAGTTATTTGGTGAAGCGGCCATCACCGAGATTGAAAAACGTAACGGCTTTAATAAGTCGTATAACAAAGCTGATCGTGAGCTGGCAGGACGTATTTGCCTGCGCTTACAATCACCTGAAATACGCGAACAAAACATTACTAGCGCAAGCATTGCAGTGAGTATGGGTAAAAGTCCTGCATCTATTAGCCAATTAATTAATGGTAAATACAACGCAAAACCTACTAAACATTTACATGATATTTGGGCACTTATTTGCCCTGCAGAAGTTGATCAAGGCAAACCTAGTAAAGAGCGCAAACAAATAAGCATTGTGTACGGTGATGTGCGCTTTATTCCTACCAGTACATCAAAGCTTATTGCTATGGCCTGCGACCAAGCTCGCCAACGTAAACGCTTTAGTGTGTTTGCAGGCCAAGCAGGGCTGGGTAAAACCAAAGGTATTGCGGAGTATTGCCGCCACAACAAAGAAGCCATTTTAATTGCTGGCAGTGAGCAAACCAGCAGCACCCAAGTGCTTGAGCAACTAACTTTAGCCCTGGGCTTATCGCGCTGCCCAAGCGCGTACAAAAACATGCAAAAAATTATTCAAGCACTGCGCGATACCGACCGTTTAATAATTTTAGACGAGGCCGACAAGTGCAAACCAAACTCGCTCGACCCACTGCGCACCATAAGCGACCAAGCCATTGTAGGCGTAACCCTGGTTGGAAATATTCAGTTAGTAGACAAGCTACAAACCCAAGAGCGCTACGAACTCATTGCAAGCCGCGTGTGCTTTTGGCCTAAGCCTATCGGCCAAATTACCGTTGAAGATATTCGCACCCTGTTTTTAGAACTCACCGAAGGCACCGTAAAACTTGCCCAAGACGACGCAAAGTGGTGGCAATGGCTGCACAAACGCGTTGAGGGTAACGCCCGTGAGCTGGTTGAAAACTTGCTACCGCACTTGCTTAACCACACCAACAAAAACCCAGACACCGCCGTAGACAAGTTGTTAGTCAATGGCATTTTTTCATCAGTACTTAATAAACCAGCAGTTTAAACGTTGTTTAAACACACTTTAAATAAGGATTTAATTATGCCATTTACAATAAAATTAAACACATCACGTTATACAGCACATTTAGCGTTTAGCTCGTTGGTAACAAACGCAACAATGCTAAGCCTACTTGCTAAAAAAGACCCGCAAGGCGAGCTAATAGACAAATGCGATGGCAACATTAAAGCGGCCTTTGCAACCCTTACTGCCGACAAGCTATTTAGTATTCATCATGTACACGAAGTTAACTCACATGCACATACTGCTAGGCGTTTTAATACCATATATCGTGAATTCCCGCTTATTTATACCGAGGGCATGAAAGATTGGGGCATTAAAATTATTGGTATAGGCCAAGCCCCACAGTTTGAAATTGAAGCTCTGGAGGAAAGCGCATGAGTAACTTGATCCAACAAATCAAAATTGCACAAAAGGCGGCGGGTATCGACCAAGATACCCACCAACTTAATGTGTCATACATTTGCGATGGCCGTGTAAACACCAGCACAGGGCTAACCAAGCTTGAACAACAGCAGCTGCTTGCACGTTACCGTGCTATGAACCCAAATGCGGGTAAAACACAGTTACCCGCACAGCTAAAAATGATTTACAGCCTATGGGGTCAATTAAGCCGCGCAGGTGCGGTAAACATTGATTCAAAACAGGCCTGCGATGCGTTTTGTGAAAAACACTTACAAGGCAAAAAGCTCAGCCAAAGCGCCCAGCAATGGCCGCACATTATTGAAGTACTTAAGCAATGGCTTGCACGCCATAAAGCAAAGCAGGGGGCGTAAATGGCTAATTACGAAGAGTACCAAAACTTTACTATTAACCCGCGTAAGCCGCCTTATACCGAGGAAAAGCGCTATCGTAATGTTAAAGATAAAGACAAGCAAAAATGCCGTATTCGACGTGATGTAGAGGCTTACCAAGAGCAACGCAAAATAGACCGGGAAAATGGCTTAGATTATTTATTTGAGGAGCAATCATGAGCGAATCAACGATAGATTTACGAGTATTACCCCATGGCCTGCGCCGAATTGTTAAACACTTAGGGGTTGAACAAACCATTGCCGTACTTACCGAGCAACAAGGGCAAATGTTTTATATCCCTGAAAAGCCAACGGAGGAACACGAAGTAGTAAAGGTATTTGGTAAAGCCCTGGTGCAAGAACTGATAGATGCGAATGTAGGATCAAGCTACCAAATACCCATGCTGCACAAAGTGCTTATGCAAATTCGTAATCAACAAATTTGTGAAGCCCTGGACAGCAAAAGCAGCAACATTCAGCAGCTGGTTAAGCGTTTTAAAATAACCCGCCAACAAGTAAGCAGTATTTACAGTGCATATCAAGACGAACGGGCGCACGAAACACAATTAAATTTAAGTTTGTAAGGTGAAACCATGGAGCTATTAAAAGACATTAAAGCTGAATGCCAGGCATTTTTTAATGGGGCAATATTGCGTAGTAAGCCTGTAATTCATTACAAATGCCCTGAGTGCAATAACACGTTAAAAACCATGCGCCCACCACAAGGCGAGGTTTATAACGATCACACTGTGTGCATTCATTGTTGGTTTGAGTTTATCCGTATTACCGACGGTACTGAGGTAAGAATCCAAACTTACCCCAAGCACAAACATGCAAAACAATAACTTTGTACTGCTCACTGCGTTGCAACTTAGTGGCGGTAAAAAGCCAAAGCGGTGGCAGTACGAATACGGTTTAAGCCTGCTTAACCGGTATATCAACCAACGCAAGCTATTTGGCCTAGATACAACAGGCATGATGGACGAATACCGCGAAGCATTTAGAGAAATAAAGGGTTAATAATGAGTGGAGCAAGAGAAATAGCAGAAAAAGCAGTTGATAACATAGAAGAACTTCTTACTGATATGTTTGCTGGTAATTACGCGGACAATGAAGTTTCATTAGGGGTATTATTAAGTGGTAAAGAAGAAATACAAGTGCAACTTAAAGTAACACGCGCACCGATTGATTTTATCGATACTGATTACAGCGACTGGGACGCCAGTTTCAAAAAAATATAATTGTATTTAAACTATGTTTAAACCTCATTTAAATTAAATTGGCTTGCCCCCTTGTATTGGTAAGCCTTTTTATTCTACCCTAATAGACCAGCCCGAAAGCCCCAGCCGCAAACAACTTTACAGTGTTACCCAATCCCCTAAATTGATTTACTACCAGCATGACAAATACAGTGCATGCGCCAATTATTGAGTTTTTAGCTCAACAAATTATTAAGGCCAGTTCTAAAGCCGAGCAAATAGCAATTTCTCGCCGTTGCCCGTTAAAAGACCTGCCCGCATTGCGTTCCCGCGTTAAACAGCTGCTAAACCCAGCTAACAAAAAACCGGTGCGTAGTACTCGCTTACCTGCCTGTTACGTCCTAACAAAACAACGTTTAACTAAAATGAGGACTCAGCAGCATGGCGCTTAAAAGAAAAGTGGTGGTACCAACTGCCCCAAGCTTTACGTTTCAAGAATTAGTACCAAAAGCCATATTTGAGCTTTATCAAGACGACCCTTTGTTTTTAATCAACCTATTTGATAACCGCGCATTGCGTATGCTGCAAAAGCTACGTGATAAATTTGGCCCATGCACCGTAAATAGTTGGAGCTGGGGCGGCGCTAATCAATACCGTGGCTATCGCCCACTCGATTGCAGCATAGGTGCTAAGCGCAGCCAACATAAGTTAGGTAAAGCATTCGATTGCAGTTTTACTAATTACACCGCTCAGCAAGTACGTAATTACGTATTAGCCCACCCGCAAGAATTCCCCTATATCACTGCCATTGAAGGGCAAGTGAGTTGGTTTCATTTTGATGTACGCACGCCTACATGGACGGGCATTAAAGTATTTAACCCGTAAGGACCACCCATGAACCAAGAACAAGAAAACTTATTATTTCAAGCCATCGGTGAAATTCAGGGTAGTCAGGCGGCTATTTTAAATGACTTAAAAGACATTAAAGCCGATATCCATCAAAGCATCGAAAAAAGCGAAGCGCGCCAAAAAGAGATAACTGACGGATTAAAGCTTGATATAGAAAAAAGCGAAAAACGCCAGATTGCAGCCATTAATAAGCAAGATGACCGCTTAGCGAAGGTTGAAGAAAAACTAACAAACCAACGCGTTAAAGTAGCTGCCATGGGTGGCACTGCGGGTTTGGCTGTGTCGCTTATTGCCTATGCTGTAAAAAATGGGATGGCGGGCTAATGGCACACCCAGCTGAAAAGAAGAACGCAGTTCGTCACAGCTATGTAACAGAGTTGCTTGCGTTGAGTGTTGCTGCGATTAAGCACAATGTGGCCGATGGGACCGCAAGGCGATGGAAAATGGAAGCCAAAGAAAACGGCGACGATTGGGATTTAGCCCGTGCAGCAAGCCGCCGTAGCGAAGGTACTGCAGGGGAGTTTACTACCGATTTCATTGAAGAATTCACCATTCAAGTTAACGAAACATTTGAGCTTTTAAAATCACCTGAGGGCGCAGCGCTGCCACTTGATCAACGAACCAAAATACTCAGCTCACTCACCGATATGATGAGCAAAGTCATGAAAGTGTCGGGCGGTAATAAACGTCTTGAAAAGAGGACTATTGCTACCGAAGTACTTAAAATTTTGGCTAAGTTTGTATCCACGAAATACCCTGAATTTGCGCCAGAGTTTGTTGAAATACTTACCGCCTTTGGCCCTAAGCTCGACACGGAGTTAGATGACTAATGGCTGATATGAATTCACGTGAATTTTTAGCTGAAATAGAGCAAATCACCGGTTCACTACGCCGCGATATTGAAGCAAAAGAGCGCAACATTGACCCAAGCCCCGCAGCAATTAAAGAGCGTCGTAAACGTGTACTTAGTGGCGACTTTGAGTTTTTTGTGTATACGTATTTCCCACATCATATGTGGCTTGATGACAATCAAGAGGCTTCTGAGTTTCAAAGCTACTTTATGAACTGGTTTCCCGAAGCACTCAAGCTTAAAAACGGGTGGAAAAACTGGTTTGTGGCCCCGCGTGGTGAGGGTAAAAGTACCCTTGGCGTAAAAATAGCGCCCGTGTATGTTGCTGTGCAGGCACTACTACAAGACCCTGATATATGCCAAGACCTGGACTTAGAGAAGATAACCCAATTCATCGACTTTGTTATTTTGTTTGGCGCAGAAACCAAAATGCCAACCAAAACACTCGAGGTAGTTAAAACCGAGCTGCTTAACAATAATAACCTTGCGTTAGACTTTCCCGAAGTGTGCCAAAAATCCCCCGTATGGAAATTAGGCGAGTTTGTAACGGCGCAAGGTGTGCGGTTTGAAAGCCGTGGTGCTGAGCAATCTGTACGTGGTACGTTCCATGGCGCAAGCCGCCCTAAGCTACTGCTATCCGATGACATTATTACCGATGCCGAGGCGAAATCTCCCACTGAACGTGATAACCGCTGGCGCTTCTTAGAAGCAGCAGTGCAATACCTTGGCCCACCAGATGGCACCGTTAAATTCCTAGGTGTAAACACTGTTTTAAACAATGATGACCCAATAAGCCGCGCCGAAGAAGCACCAGGGCACATTGTTCACCGCTTTAAAGCCATTGAACAAATGCCTGAACGCATGGACCTATGGGAAGAATGCCGCGATTTAATGGTGCATGACGACAAACGCTTTGAAAAACGTGCCGCAGCCAAAGGTGATGCGGTCTCAACCGAGCAAAAACCCTCGTTTAAGTTTTGGTTAAAGCGTAAAAAGCAAATGCTTAAAGGTGCAACTACCAGTTGGCCAAGTGTGCGTTCGCTTTACGATTTAATGTGTATGTGGGCGGCTAATAAGCGTGAGTTTAACCGCGAAATGCAAGGCATTGCCAAAAGTGACGAAGAAGCCATATTTTATCAGTTTGATTTTTGGGTTGACCGCCTAAGCGATTGGATACCCTACGGTGCATGTGACCCAAGCATGGGCAAAACCGAAAAGGCTGACCCCAGCGCTATATTAGTAGGCTTTTACTCTAATGAATTGCAAAAGCTACATGTTGAATATGAAAGCCGTAAAGTTCGTGGTACCAGCCGTTTACTTAACGATTTAATACGCGCACAAAAAGAATATAACTGTCGAGTGTGGGGCTTTGAGAACAATAACGCCTTTGATTTTATGCGCAGCCAATTTATTACTACAGGCCTAGAGCAAGGTATAGCGCTACCGTTACGCGGTGTTACTGCAACCATACCTGCTGAGGAACGTATAGGCTCGTTAGAAACATATGTAACGAATACTCCCGCACAAATAGCCTTTCACTCACGGTGTCGTTTACTCCTTGATGAGCTTGAAAACTGGCCAGAGAAGCAAACAAACCATCACTACGATTTAAGCTGTGGCTTAGCCATTTTATGGATGGTAGCCAGTACTGGTGCGGGCGGTATTCCCCGTGTTAATAGCCGCAAAGTGACCAAACAAATAAGGGGCTATCATGTTTAAAAGCAAGCCACGTATTAAATCTAACGCATACGCAGCGCTTACCCGTATGTTTGACCAAAACCGTTTAGATCCAAGCCTAACGTCGCTTATTACTGAGCTACCAAACCCTGATCCAATATTACGCCGCGCAGGTAAAAACACCGCTATTTATGAAGAGATAGCCCGTGATGCACACGTTATTGGCGAGTTGCGCTCGCTACGCAGTGGCTTATTCAGTTTTAATACTGAGCTTGTGCCAGGCGGTGACGATGCTGCCAGTTTAAAAAGTTATGAACTGGCTAAAGCCTTTTTTGCTCGTAAACCCTGTGCTCATTCAGAATGGGCCGATATGGACTGGCACAATTACAGCGCAATTTTAAACGGTTTTAGTGTCACCCATTTGGGCAAATACATTAAACAGGATGGTCATTGGCAACCTGAGTATGTAGAGACCTGGCGTAATAGCCGTTTTGCATTTAACAGTGATCACGAACTACTAGTAAAAACCAGCGACAAACCACAAGGCGAAATCATAGACCCGCGCCGTTGGTCATGTGTTCGCCATATGCCAAGCGCCGAAAACCCGTATGGTATTGCATTATTAAGTAGTTGCTTTTGGCCATGGACGTTCAAGCATGGCGGCTTTAAGTTTTTTGTGCAGCTGTGCGAGCGCTTTGGTATTCCATTTCCTGTGGGTAAATACCCAATAGGCAGTAAAGATTCAGACATAAATAACTTACTTGATGGGTTAGCTAAGCTTGTTCAAGATGGCATAGCCGCCATACCCGATGACACCAGCATTGATATTATTGAAAGCAAGCTTTCTGGCGAGCCAGTGCCCGAGCGCTTAGTTAACTTTTGTAATGCTGAAATAAGCAAAGCTTTAACCAGTCAAACCTTAGCAACAGAGCAAAAAAATGGCGGCGCACGTGCTGCCAGCGAAACCCATGCAAAACGTGCTGGCGACAACCAACGCTCAGACAGGGCGCTTGTAGCCTCTTATCGTAATCAGCTTTTAAATTCGCTTCATACGGTAAATTTTGACGGTGGTGAGCCGCCAAAATTCATATTTAAAGACAAACGCGAAATTAACACTGACACAGTAACTCGCGTACGCGAAACAGCGCGTATTGTGCCAGTTGGTGAAGAGTGGGCATATCAAGAGCTCGGTGTACCAAAGCCAAAAGACGGTGAAGCAATACTTGACGTGCCCGACGAAGGCCACGGTATTGCAACACCTGCTAAAACCGAGTTTGCCAAAAAGCCAACCGACAGCGTAGAGCTTACCAGCGAATTTGATGTGTTTGATCACGCAAGTGACGACACCATTAAACAGATTTATCAATTTGCTCAGGCAGCTAAAAGCCTGGACGAACTTAAGCAAAAAATAACCTCACAATTTCCTGATATTTCAAACTCAGCACTGGCAGACGTTGCCCAAACAGCAATGGAGTATGAGTTTATGGCAGGCATGAATGAGGCTAATTCAAAAACTGTGGAGATAGACGATGAATAATGTACCTGAAGGTTACTTAAAAGACGGCAAAGGTAATTTAGTAGCTATTGCCAACATCAAACAAACTGACTTGATCAAAGATGAGTTTGTTAAAAAAGCCATTGATAAAGCCCTTGAAATGCAAGAAACACTGGCCGAATTTAAACAAAGTTTAATGGCTGAAGCAGACGACTTTATAGAGCTATTAGCGCAAGAACATGGCGTTAACTTAGGCGGTAAAAAAGGCAATGTGACACTGCGCACCTTTGACAGCCAATTAAAAGTCACCCTGCAAACGCAAGAACGTATTGAACTTGGCCCAGAGCTTAGCCTTGCAAAAGAGTTAATCGATCAATGCCTGGACGAATGGACCGAAGGCGGCAACCAAAACATTAAAGCCATTGTAAGCAAAACATTCAATACCGATAAGCAGGGTTCACTTAACCCGCAACGCATTTTAGCCCTGCGTAAACTTGAAATTTCAGACGATTCTGGCAAGTGGACCAAAGCAATGAATATTATTGCTGAGTCTGTTGGAGTGGTTGATTCAACCCGTTTTATCCGCTTTTACAAGCAAGATGATAAAGGCATAGAGCAAGCAGTTTCACTCGATATAGCAAAACTGTAGGGGGCGCTTATGGCCATTTCTAAAGAGCAGTGGGCAGAGATAGAAAAGCAGTTAGCTGGCCTTTTTGGCTCTGTCATTTTCAAATACGGTGAGTTTGAAATAACCGTGATACGCGGGCGCGTATCTGAGTCTAAAACAAGCTTAGTTGTTTATGTAGACGATGTAATTAAGGGCGGCTGGTACTCTAAAGACATCGAGCGACCTTCGTGTATTCCTGATGTCTGGCGGAAACGAACCCGCGCCAGATACACAACAAAATCAATAAAAGATGCAGAAAAAGTATGGGGTAAGCGCCGTGCAAAAAAAGAAATGCCAGAGCTTTACGAAAAAACTGAATACCACACATGTGATTTTACAACCGCTAAAAGCTTGGTTTGTCAGTATAAAAAGCTTGAAGGTTTAGAGCTTATTAAAATTGGCGACAAAACTTACGATGACTATATAAAGGTATAACTATGGACCCGATTACGATAGCACTTGGCCTTGCAAAGCTCACAGGCCTGGATAAAAAAATAGGCGGTTGGATAGGGGGCGACAATGGATCAAAGGTCGCGTCTAAAGTTGTTGATATAGCGCAAACCATTACTAATGGGGGTTCTCCACAAGAAGCAATGAACCGTATCCAGCAATCCAGCACGTTGCAGCAAGAACTTAGGCAAAGCATTTTAAACCGTGAAAAAGAGCTTGATGATTTAGCGTTTAAAAACACCCAAAGCGCCCGCAACATGCAGATACAGGCACTTAATCAAGATGATAAGTTTTCTAAACGCTTCATTTATTACTATGCGTGGTTTTGGTCGGTCGCAACGGTTATATACATAGGTTGTATAACGTTTTTAACCATACCGGAGACCGCAACACGCTTTGCAGACACCATTTTGGGATTTATTTTGGGCACCGTTGTAGCGTCAATATTGAATTTCTTCTTTGGTAATAGCCGTGATAATTCACGTAGAAATGAAATTCAAGACATTCAACAGTCGCTAAAAGAGCACTAATATGGCCTTACTAGCTCCACAATATGGCGACCTTGTTAAGTTCGAGGAAGCCATTTCTCATTTCAAAGACAAAATTAAGCTTACCAGTGAGTCATATAAAGACTTACAGGGCTTAATTCACGCCAAAGCATTTACCGTTGCCGGTGCAACACAAATCGAAATTATAAACGAGCTATATAAAGCAGTAGATAAAGCGATAAGTGACGGCGAGACTATATCGGACTTTAGAAAACGCTTTGACAAAATAGTTGATGATCACGGTTGGTCATACAATGGCAAACGGGGTTGGCGTACAAAAGTTATTTATCAAAACAACAAAAACACTGCGCGTGCAGCTGGACGCTGGCAACAACAAGAGCGTTTAAAAGAGCGCAGACCTTATTTATTATACTTAACTGCAGGTGATAGCCGCGTAAGACCTGATCACGGTAAGTGGAATTACATTTTACTGCCAGTGGATCATTCGTTTTGGGATACGCATTATCCGCCAAATGGTTATAACTGCAGGTGCAAAGTGGTATCACTTAATGCGCGTGATATTGCACGCATGGGATTATCAGTAACTAAACCAGAATCAGTTAAAAAGTTTACTGAGTCGTTTAAATTTGTAGACCCATCAACAGGTGAAGAACTGAGTAAGTTACCAGGCATTGATTTGGGTTGGGATTATAATCCTGGTAAAGCATGGCTAGGCGCAGACATTGCGGCGGGAAAATCAGTTATGACTATATCAACTGACATTCAAAAGCTAGCGGTACCACAATTTAACGAAGCAGTTTTAAAATCTCAGCAGTACTATATAAAGCAGGTAAACTTACATGCAGCAAAGTTAGCGCTTAAAAAGTCGGTACCAGATACCCAGCAATTTACGTTAGGGCACTTGCCTGTAAATTTACTAAACGAGCTATCACGTAAAAACGCACCTATATATAGTAGCGCTGTTACTATCAGCAGTGCTCAAATTGAAAAGTTCTTAACTGGCCAGCTAGCAATTGAACAAGTTCACGAACTAATGAACGCTGTTCAAAAACCAAATACATTTGCTTATATAGGCAATCAAGTAAAAATATCGTATCAAGGTTTTATGATCACTGTAGAGCTAGGCCCAACATTTAATACAATTGTAGCTGCCGAAAAAGTTTAA